CATGTCTAAATACTGTTTAATAGTCATAAATTTAGCATCTTCTTTTTTTGCTTGTTTCGTTCCTTTTACATCTACGTTATAAGTAGGGTCTTTTTTTAGATAACCGTCGTACAATGCATCTTTTATACAACGGGATAAACAACCATGTACTTTACGTACTGTTTCATCTGCACGATCATGACCGTATTTATTTAAAAACTTTTGGTATTCAGAACGTGTAATGTTCTTAATAAGCATATCTTCACCAAAGTGTTCACTAAACAAACTAATCGCTCTTTCGTACCAATAAAATTGGCGTTTAGATAAATTACGTTTATTTTTAATTTCTATCCAATCCCAATAGTAATCAGTAAATTTCTTGTTATCCTCTAAATTAAATCCATTCTCCAACTCATTAATCAATTGTTGCGCAGCATTCGTTGCCTCTGCTTTCGTTTTAAACCCTGATTTTCGTTTTTTACCCGACTTAAAAGAGGGGTGTTTTACATCATATTGCCATGATGTTGATGTTTTATTCTTTCGTTTTGTCACTGTAAATGACGCCATATTTATCAACTCCTCAAAAAAGTAAAAAATAATAAGGGTACGTGGGGGTACCCTGTGAATATATTGATTAAAGGTGTGGATTCTCACTATATTTATACAAAAAATTCTTTATTTCAGGATAAATTTCACTATAACCATCTAATGGCAACCAGTGACCTTTATTTTTAACAATATTATAGTTAAAATCATTTTTAACACAATCTTCACTAAGTTTTAATTGTTCTTCTGTTAACGCTGTATCATTTTCTCCTAAAAAAGCTAAAACTGGAGCTTCTACTTTTGAAGTTTCAAGTATTAAATTGTCTCCATATTTAGGAGATAAGTTTGCTCTATAGAGGTTGAAAGCAGAAGTAAGGCGACCATCCCTAGACATATCAGGTAACCAATTTTCATGTAGCTCTTCTCCAGTGAAAAGAGTTTTAAATAAGTTCCAATCATCTGCAGTAAATACTTTTTCTCCTAAATTTTCATTTAATATAAGTAGTACATACCACGAACTTACTAATTGATCGAATCCACTATTTTTAAAACCTGAAGGGTGGCCAACGCTAAGAGGTATATAAGATTTCACTATATTAGTATAAATTGATGAAAAATACCAACCGATAGCTGCCCCCCAGTCATGACCTATAATATGTGTTTTGTTAATGTTTAACTCATCTAGTAATTGTTTTAAAATATCGCATATATTATCAACTTTTGATTCTTCTACAGAGTTTGGGATATCACTTTCTCCATAACCTGGTAAATCTATTTTAATCACTTTAAAACCTGATTCTACTAATTTGGGAGCTATTTTTCTCCATACCTTCATTGAATCTGGAAATCCATGTATTAACAGAAGGGTTTCGTCATTATTTTCACCCATTAATTCATAATTAATATTTATATCGTTTAATTTAGTTTTCATTTGTTATACCTCCATTATTTAACTGCTTAATACACTTTTAATTGGCTTGAAAGATAAAATAAGGGTACGTGGTGTAACCGAGAATTGCATAAAAAAGACACCTATATAAAATAGGTGCCACTTATAATTATAAGATTAAAGGTTTACTATTCAACTATGAATAGCGAATATCAATAACGTTTAGGGAATCTCCCTTATATATCAGTATGGTAGCACCTTATTCAATTTTTGGCAAGGGGTACGTGGGAGGTACCCTGTTATAGTTAGATATTATCAATTATCTATTTATTGATAAATATGTGTTATAATTAAAGAAAAAAGTAGGTGAGATATTGAACATTTTAGAGATACCAATATTAAGTGCTATCGTATCTTCAGGAGGCTTTGGTTTCTTATCATTTCTCTTATTAAACAAAATGGGGAAAATAAAAGTTTATGATAATCAAGATAGAGTTTTTTATAATATTTTATTATCACTCACAAATTTCATCATCTTGTTTTCACTAACTTTGCTTTTGAACCTTTGGATAAGTATTCAAATTTCAATATTATTATCTCTTATTGGAACGCTAATATTATCTATTGCTTATCCTTTTTTGATACCATTATCAATAATAGAGAAAATGAAACTCGAAATAAACAACTCAAGGAACGTAAGTGGGTTAGCTTATCAGTATGCCGAACCAGTTAGAGAAATCATCTTCAACAATAACAAACATACCGTTGTTTATATTTTTGATTTTGAAGAAAAATTAATAAACTGTGGGTACATTACTAACTTTAACACTCAAAACAACGAACCTACTGAATTGATCATTGAACCTTTCGACGAAGAACCACCTTTAAAAACTTTCAATGATATTGTTGAATGGTCACAGAAACCAGAAAATGAACCTAAAGTCTTAATAAATACAAACGAAAAAACACAAATTTATTTTATAGAAATGTAATTCATTTTTTACCGGGTGGTTTTCTAGTCCCCTTATCTTTACTAGGTTTACCTAAAGACCTTGTGGAACCATTCTTATATTCACTCACACTATCACCACCTCACAACGTCTACATAAGTAGGCGTTTTTTATTCCCTCAACCTCCAATCCTTGTAATATAAAAAATAAAATGCTAGAATAAAAACAGTTCTTCTCATTTGAGATGAATTAAAAGTCACTTGTCTTCGTAATGGCGCACCGTTCCTTTTTAGTAGGAGCGGTGTTTTTTTGATGTTTATTTCAATTCAAAATCTCTATTCATATGTTTTAAATGAGTGTGAATGTTAAAATTTCCAATAAGCCAATTATTGATATGAGAATAGCTATAAGAGTGCAAAAACTGTTATCACTGTTGTTATTATTCACTTAAGTCGTCTCCTTTTTTACCTAAAAAAAACTCCATAAATTCTTCTTTTGTCATATTACTTAAGCTATCTTCAGTTATTTTTTCTGTAACATAGGGAAAGCTGTTTATTCTTTTTAATATTTCAATTAAACTCCATCCTGTTTCATCTAAGATCTCTTTAATATCCAACTTTTAAAATCTCCTTTAAAACATTAAAATAAGATTAGTAAAATAGGTAAAATTAGAAAAATAAGCACTATGGCTATAAAAGATAAATCCTCTAACATATGATTATCATTTAGTTTTTTCAATATAAACATCTCCCTTGAAAAATAAAATTAATATTGTTAGACTAATAATAGTTCACCTATTAATAGTGATCTAAATAGATATTTGTATTTGTTGGCCGCTACTTTCCCCAATTAGGAGCGGTGTTTTTATCATTTCCTTAACATAATAGAGTTTGTTATAATAAGTTTAGAAGTTGAAAACACTTCTGCGAGGACTTTATACCTTTTTCAAATATTTTTTCCGCCGTCTGATTTTTTATATGTTATCAGGTGGCGGTTTTTGCTTTCCGAAATTGATTTAATTAATCCTTCTCACCTCAAAAACCCTCAACGGCTCAAACGTTATAGACGTGATTATAAAATTACTTTGCCTACTAATATAACGTTTTATGAAGAAGGACTATTTAGCAAGTTCTTCTTCCATTTCTTCTTCGGTCATTAATCCGGCGTCAACCCATTCTTGATACTTTTCGGCTCTTAAACTTTCTTTAGTTTCTCCGTTTTGTAATCTTACGGATTCTTTGTATGCTTGAACAGAACCTTGTGGAACTTCGCTTTGTGGAATTACGCCATTTGCAATAGCGCTATTATATGCTTGTGTTTTTTGTTCTTCAGTATAATTACCGTAAATTACATTCTCTAATACAGATTGATCAGTTATATTTGACAAATTAATTATAGGTTGTTGAGTTGTATTTGTTGCATCATTTTGCGATTGGTTACTAGAATTGTTATAAGTTGAATCTCCACCCTGAGTTGATGATTGTTTTTCTTCAGTAGACTTTTCTTCTTTATTTTCTTTTTTATTCTCAACAGTCGATTTGCTAGGCTTTTTCTCGCTAGCTTTTTCAGTTTCGTCTTGGTTACCACATGCACTTAAAACTAAAGTACTTGCGAATAATACCGATAAAATTTTCTTCATATTTTAATCCCCTTAATCTATATTTTTTATTTCAAAAACTCTCAACGGTTTTCTTTATCGCTATAATACTCTTCATGCTCTTTATCAGTGATAGGCAATCCGTTTTTAATTCGATAAGACAGTTGCTCAGCTGTATATACCGGTACCTTTACATATTCATCAGAATGCCTAGGTTCGAATTCTCCATACATTTCTTCAGTCATATTAAATTCCTCCTTTCTATAAAACTACTTTTCCAAACACTTTCATATCATGATGTGACTGTACAATAATATCTTCGTATTTAGGATTAAGCGATACTAATCTAATTACATCATCATAAATATCAACTCGCTTGATATATCCAGCACCATCAACGATAACTAATGCGATAGTGCCGTCTGATACAGTATCTGTCTTTTTAATAAAAGCACATGAACCATCACGTATCATAGGCTCCATAGAATCACCATTAACTAACACGCAGTAATCGGCGCCTTTTGGTACTTTGTCAGCTTCAAATTCAACTTCTTCTTCATATATATCGTCAAATAACTCTTCTCCCACTACACCTGCAGCACTAGCGTGAATACGTTTAAGTTTGGTCATATGAACTATATTATTTACTTCGTCATTCTGTTCCTCTAATTGACCATGAGCATAGTTGAGGACGTTTTGTTGGCGAGGAGGTGTGAGTTTGATTAGTGTTGTAATTGATTCGGTAATTACTGAATCGTTTAAATCCATTATATTTTCAGGTTTGATATTCAAACCTTTACAAATTTTTATAATATTTTCTACTTTGGCGTTAAATACACCTCGTTCCAAAATAGAACGAACTGTTGTATAAGCTAACCCTATATCTTCTGAAAAAGCTTTTACTGAACCGGATTTCATTTCCATTAAATGTTTTAAATGCTTTTCTTTATCCATTTTGGTTACCTCATTTCTAAAATATATTTATATAATAACATGCGAAAAATCGTATATCAAGAGAAAGAAAATAAAAAAATACGAAAATTAGTATTGACTTGATACGAAAATTCGTATATAGTGTACTTGAGCACTTCAGCAGTGCTAATTTTTAAAATCTAAAATACGAAAATTCGTATAATTGGAGGAGGTACTATGTTGACCAATTTAGAAAAGGTCAGAAAACAGAATAAAGTATCTCTGGTAGATATCGCAGATTTATTGGAAGTTCGATATCAAACAGTATCAGATAAGATTAACGGTATTTCAGATTTCAAATTCGGAGAAGCGTTACTTATTAAAAATACTTTCTTTCCAGAGTATGAAATTGAATATCTGTTTTCAAGAGGAGAAGAAAAACAAAAACAACCAACTTAAGGAGGATAAAACAATGCAAGAATTACAAACATTCAATTTCGAAGAATTACCAGTAAGGACATTAACGGTAGACGATGAACCGTATTTTGTAGGTAAAGATGTAGCTGAGATTTTGGGATACAAAGATGTTTCGAGCACGGTTTCGAAAAATGTGGATTTAGAAGATAAAACCACATTGCTAATTCAGCAAGATGGTTCTAATTACAAATCTCGAACAACAGTAATTAACGAATCAGGATTGTACAGTTTAATATTTGCAGCAGCGCAACAAAGTGCTAATCCAGTAATTAAAGAGACGGCTAGAAAATTCAAACGGTTTGTTACATCTGAAGTTCTTCCTTCAATCAGACGTACAGGAACATATTCAGTTAACCCAACTATACAGGAGTTAGCTAATAATCCAGAGTTAGTCAAAATGTTGGTTGAACAAATTGCAAGACTAAACGATTCGACAAGTAATCAAAGTGAAGATTTAGCTTACTTGAAACGAGCTGTAACAGGAGAGTACGTGACACCACAAGACATCGTTGCTATTCAATATGCAATTACAAATAAAGCTGAGAAATTTGTAGAAGGTTTAGGTGTTCAACTTTCACTTGAAGATGTGTTGGCTGGCGATATTTACGAGATGGCGAGAGAGAACAAGCGTCAGGAACAACAAAAGAACTATCACATTGGTAAAGTTAAAAGCCGATTACTTGTACTAACTAAAAAGCACTTAGGCATGAAAGGCAACGCACCTAATAACCACATCAAACGAAAAGATGTAGATTTGGCAATTCAATTTATTAAAGATGTTAGACCATCGGCAATTGAAATATAGGAGGATAACTAATGACACCAAAACAAAAAGAAAAGTTAAACAATATTGTATTAACACTCCACACAGTTAAAGAAGACAAAAGCCAAACATATACACATAAAGATACTCTTGCTGTGACGTATGCAGGAGAGATTGAACACACTTACGAAGTCGACAGAGAGCAACACCTTGAATCAATGATCGAGTGGGCTATTGACCAAATCGAACAACACTTTGATTTAGATGAAGAAGAATAACCCACAATCGAACAACCAAATTAAGGAGGACAAACAATGCAAGAGGAAAACAAAAAAGTCATCTATTACTACTATGATGAAGCAGGTAATAGACGACCGTTAGACCTACAAGTAAATGAAGGTTATGACTTAATGACTCAAGAAATATTCATCGATAACACCTTAAAAAACCATCCATATTTAAAAAGTAACTTTTACGCTTTAGTTGATGGTACCGAGTTTAAGATAGATTGAATTTTTGAGAAAGATACTGAAAAGCCAATTTGCTCATAAGAGTTAATGACATACTAGAGGTTTTGCTAGCAACATTTTTAACTTCGGACCAAGTTTTATTATCTCTAATATTATCCAAAAACTCATGGCCCGCCCAAGTAATATCATTTATTAAATAACCTATAACATGTCCTGATTCCCAACTCAAAGAGACATTAACATAATTAGCTTCTTTCAATTTCAACAAAGAATACATTACCGTTTCAAAATCATATTTTCCAAATACAATATTATCTTTGAAATTATATTCGGTGAGTGGTTCGCCCAGTTTTTTATTAGATTCAATTTCTAACAAAAGATGTCTAACACAATCATAATCTAATTTCATACTTATCACCTCCTTAACAGGAGTATAGCAGAAAATTCATGAACAAAACCCAGAATCGAACAACCAACATAAAGGAGGACATTATGAACGAAGAACATAAAAAGGAATTAATGTCGATAATAAATGACAAAAATTATCACTTAACAAAAGCAAAATTATTATTTTTCGCTTTAAGAAGAGGGAACGCAGATTACAATCGTTCAGTCGGCTATTTAATTAAGGCTTTAAATGAAAATAACCGACCGAAAGAAGATTTTAAGACACAATCGATATTACCAACGCTGTTATCGATACTAGCAACGATAATGTCGATAGTAGCAGTGGTATTGCAAATTTTAAATTAAAGTTTTCGAAGAATTCTCTACCTTCATCAGAGATATAGACGTAATCGTCATGAATAGGAAAATAGCCCTCAAAATCCACAATTTTTTGATAGATGTAATTTTTGTTTAATAAACGATCAATAGCTTTATTATCCTTGTGTTTTAACCGGCCTTTAAGGTAAAGCGAAAACAAGTAGCAGTACATTTTTAAACTCACACTTTCCACCTCCTTTCATAAGGAGATAAGAAAAGTATAGCACAACTAAATATAAATAGGAGGAACACAAAATGGAATTCATCGGCTTTGCAGATGCAAAGGAATTTATCAAGGTTTCGGGGATTTCTCGAAATGATCTCGAGAAACACGTTTATAGCAACAAAGAATTTCAACAAGAATGCATGTACCGCTTTGGGAAAGGCAACAAACGATACATCGAAGTGAAACCTGCATTGAGATTCATTAGAGAGAATATTTTAAAAAAGGAGACGGAGCTATGGTGAACAAAGTAATAGCAATAATCATTGCGATGATGACCACATTTGTTGTGACGACGCCCTTCGCATTCGAAGCGTACTTCACAACAACGGTTTTTGTATCAATAAGTAGTGTAGTTACTAGTTACTACGTAGCTAAATATGTAATCAACATATTAAAAAAGACTGAATGCTAGGTGCAGCTAGCAAACAGTCGGGAATAGGAGTTTTTGCACAAAATTCCGATTCCATTCTACCAAAAATGGAGGAAAATGCAAATGTTAAAAGAAAAAAGAATGACTATCGAGCAAATGCTAAGAATCCAACGTGAACTCGATAGATGTCGAGCTTATTCCGATAACGTATGCACAGTAGAAGGAATAAATTATGACAGTGGCACTAGAGGAATTGCATTTAATCACGTTGGTTTTAGATACCCAAATAAAATTAAATCAATTTACATTTATGACTGGGAAGAACCAGAGGTTATAGAGGAGAAAGTAAACAAGATCAAAGATGTCATCGCAGGGGAGGCTTTAATCGAATGAATAAAGTAGTCACTTACTTCTATAAACACAAAGATTTAGATATTTATGTAACGAACCGCCCTACAGACGCAAACCCTAACATCAAGTACTCAACAGATAAACGTGATGCACGTAAATTCGATGGAATGGAAAATGTGCTAATCGATACAGCAACACATGATGTTTATAAACACACACACACTGAAACTGATGAAATTGAAAGGGTGGAATTATGAACAAATCTGAATCAGTTGTTGAAATTAACAAAGCTATGGTTGCTTTTCGAAAAGAAGTTAAACAGCCACTCAAAGATAAAAATAATCCTTTCTTCAAATCAAAATATGTACCTCTTGAGAACGTTGTAGAAGCTATTGACGAGGCTGCAACACCTCATGGCTTGTCTTATACACAATGGGCATTAAACGACGGTGAGGGGCGTGTAGGAGTCGCTACAATGCTCATGCATGAAAGTGGCGAATACATTGAATACGACCCCGTTTTTATGAATGCAGAAAAGAATACGCCACAAGGTGCAGGGTCATTAATTAGTTACCTTAAACGTTACTCATTATCTGCAATATTCGGCATTACAAGTGATCAAGATGATGACGGTAATGCGGCAAGCGGAAAGCAAAGTAAATCAGAACCTAAAGCGAGTGGTAAGACTGTAGGTGCATTAAAGCAAGAAGTGCTTAACTTTGTAGAACTAATGAAGTCACTAAATAAAGATGTAACACAACAACAAGCAGAAAAGACATTTGGCATTCAAAACTACACTGCTATGACTGAACAACAAGCAGTAAACACAATCAACAAAATTCAAACTATGGCGAAAAAATATAAGGAGAATGAATAATGCTTAACAGAGTTGTATTAGTAGGACGATTAACAAAAGACCCTGAATTCAGAACGACGCCATCAGGCGTAGAAGTAACAACATTCACACTTGCGGTAAATCGCAATTTCAAAAGTAAAGATGGAGAACAACAAGCTGACTTTATTAATTGCGTTGTATTCCGCAAGCAAGCTGAAAACGTCAAAAACTTTCTAAGTAAAGGTAGCTTAGCAGGTGTTGATGGACGTATGCAATCACGCAGTTACGAAAATAAAGAAGGTCAACGTGTTTATGTAACTGAAGTTGTTTGCGACAACGTACAATTTTTAGAACCTAAAAATAATGGTCAATCGAACAGTCAACCTAAACAACAACAAGGGCAAGTGCAAGATAATCCTTTTGATAACGCTAGTATCGATGACGACGATTTACCTTTCTAGGACGTGATTAGATGCCTTTAATTACAAATTACATCACTCAAGATGACGGCACGACAACTGTCGTTATCTCGGGTGTTGAATTAGGTGATAAGGAAACGCTGCTACTCGATAACGGATTCGATGTAGAAGTTGATGTTAACGTCTTAGATCCGTTCCAAATCACTGACAAACAACGCCGTAAGATATTTGCCTTAGTCAAAGATATAGAAGAGCATACGGGCCAACCTATGGACTATATGAGGCATATATTCATTGAGTATGTGAGAACCTACTACGGCTATGATGAACGTATTTCGTTAAGCAACTGTACACGTACACAAGCAAATCAAGTAATAGAAGTGGTTCTTGATTGGGTGTTTCACAATGACGTACCACTCAATTATAAAACAAGTGATTTACTAAAGCAGGACAAATCATTCCTCTACTGGTCAACAGTAAATCGTAACTGCATTATATGCGGTAAACCTCATTCAGATTTAGCACATAGGTATGCAGTAGGACGAGGGCGTGACAGAACTAAGATAAATCATTACGGCAATCAAGTATTAGCTTTATGCCGCGACCACCACACAGAGCAGCACAACATAGGCATGGACAGCTTTAACGACAAGTACCATTTACATGACAGTTGGGTTGATGTGGATGAGCGACTTAATAAAATGTTGAAAGTAAAGAAATAGCACTCCTAATGTCATCTTGGCGGAGAAACTTAGGAGTACTAAAACTATAAAAATCACTCATCGTTTGAAAGTTTCTTGGCTAAAATATCCAAAAGTATAAACACGGACATAAGTAACGCGATAACGGATGTAGAGAAGAAGTAATCAACATACTCATTACTTGAAGTCTTAACTAATACATGACCACCAAGAGCGTAAGCTGAACTTTTAGATAATCCTTTAACAAAATTTATAAAAGGAGTGACGAAATCATGTTCGAAAGAATTATCGAATACTTCATAGCCGTTAGTTTCATCTGTTGTATTTACTGGTTGGGCAAATTTGAAGGGTTTAGGCAAGGTGTTAATCCTGTAACTCTTAATAAGAGTTTGTCTGATCCTGTTATTAACCTTCAAAATTTCATCTCTAGGAAATTGTGTAGATTTTATAAAATCGTTAAGAATTTCATCCGAAAATAAGCGATTCCGAAACTGTTGAAATGTTAGATTTATTTGAATATTCAACTTAAACACGGATGAGTTGTTAAAAATAAAAGGCTTTATAACAGGTCTTGTTTGTTGAAAGACGTTGTTAAAGGTTGTACGAATTTCAAGTGAAGGCTTAAGCGCCATATTAGTTGTTTGTTTTAGATTTGCAGATGTTTGAGTAAGCACTCCTCTTACATCTTTCAATGGATCGATATACATTTTATCACCCCCAATCTGATGCAAAAGCATTCAGAAAAATTATACCAGAAAGGAGAATGTAAATGACTGACCAACCAAGTTACTACTCAATCATTACAGCAAACGTAAGATATGATAACCGACTTACAGACAGTGAAAAGTTATTATTCGCTGAAATCACATCGTTAAGCAATAAATACGGTTACTGCACAGCAAGCAACGGTTACTTTGCGAAATTATATGAAGTTACGAAAGTTACAGTATCACGCCGGATAGCTAATTTAAAAGAATGCGGATATTTACAAGTTGAAATCATTAGAGAAGGTAATGAAATTAAACAAAGAAAAATGTACCCCTTAACAGAAATGATAAGACCTATTAACACAAATGATAATACCCCTATTAACAATTCTGTTAATACCCCTATTATCACAAATGTTAAAGAGAATAATACAAGTAATAATAATACAAGTATTAATAATATAAATAGAATAGATACATTGTCGGGTAACCCGACATCATATCCTTACAGTGATGTAATTGACTATCTTAACGAAAGAACTGGAAAGCAATATAAATCTACTACTAAAAAGAATCAAACGGTTATACGTGCTAGATCAGATGAAGGATTTAACCTAGACGACTTTAAAAAGGTCATAGATAACAAAGTAGCCGAATGGAAAGGTACGGATATGGAGAAGTATTTACGTCCTGAAACGTTATTTGGCACTAAGTTTGAAGGTTACCTCAACCAACAACAATCAAATGCAGTAGATGAGGATTGGAGAAAGCAATATGAAGGGGTGTTTTAGATGAACCCTTTTGAAAAGTTAGTTAACAAAGCAGGCTTCAGGAATAAAGTCGTAAAACAAGAAATGGGTCTACATTGTGATAAATGCGGTAGGGATTATGACTATTACGAATTTGATAACGGTCAAGTGATTAAAGACGGTTGTGATTGTGACATGATTGCACTTGCCAAACAAAAGACAGAGGATTTTAAAAAAAAGCAACAACGGAATAAGGCGAATGCCATATTCAATAAATCGATTATTAACGATGATCTAGCAGACGCAACATTCGACAATTATATACCAACTAGCCAGTCTTTAGAAAAAGCTAAAGCATTGCTAGAGCGATACGCTACCAACTTTAAGTTAGATAATAAGCAATCGATTCTTTTATACGGTAGCTACGGTACAGGTAAAAGTCATTTATCTATGGCAACTATCAAGCGGGTTAGAGAAAAAGGCTTTTCAGTTTTATACATGAACGTGCCGCAACTCATTACTACTTATAAAAGTACGTATAACAAGAATGCGACGCTAACCGAAAGAGAATTAGACCAAATCATCGATGATGTAGATTTACTTGTACTAGATGATTACGGTACAGCATTAAGTAACTTCGGGATTCAAAAAATGTTCGAAGTAATGGAATCACGCACAGGCAAGCACAACATCATTACTACCAATAACAGTAGTAAAGAATTAATACAAAATAAGGATCTAGCCAAGATATTTAGTCGCATGATGAAGAATACAACACCGATAAACATGAATGGCGAAGATTACAGAATGAGAGGTATTAACTTTTGATTGATAAACAATACATCATTAGACACCTCCATTGTGCAGAGGTATACGCAAATAAGCTCATAGAAAGTGCGCAGGGTAACGAAGAATACTTGTACGACCTATTTATCCAAAAGTATTCAGAACGCAAGAGACGTATGGCTATGACGCTATATGAGGTGGATTAATGAAAGAAACTCGAATAGAAATATTCTACGCAGATGAAAAGAATTTAGATAAACCCATGGGGTCGCCTAGACCCCGATTTAGAAGAACTGGAAGTTTTGTACAAACTTACATGCCAACAACATATTCGCATCACAAAAAGTTTATAGCGGAACAAATGCCAAATCTTCAAAGTGAGAATCAGTTAAAGCTAACTATTGAATTCTACTTTCCGCCACTTAAAAGTTGGTCGAAAAAATTACTATCTACGATGTTAGGAAGTTACAAGAGAACTAAACCTGACTTAGATAATTTACTTAAAACAGTATTAGACGCAGGCAATGAAAAGTTGTGGAAAGACGATAATCAAATAGTTGAAATCAGAACATTCAAAAAATATGCAGAAACTGCACGCACAGTATTAATAATTAATGAAATAGAAGGTGATTAACATGCATACATTAGCATTACATCGTAACAGAGAGAAACCAACACAATCGTCTGTGGATAAATATGACAAGTATCAAATGGAAATGGCGTATCAGAGATACAAAGCTAAGAAGAAAGAGAAGCCGTGGCTTAAAACGGTACCGCAATCGGTTAAACCTAGCAGGGCGTACTATGATTTATGCGACTTTGTAGGCGTGCCTAGAGAAATGCCGAAAATGAAAGTGCGAAAGATATTAGAACCTTTACTTAAATTGCCAGAGATACCTAATGACCGTTCGGCAGTACATGAATATAAAGGGCAAAAAATAACAACGCTTCAACTTGCAGCATTAACAAATACTAGTAAAACCACTATTCGCAAGAGATTAAACAGAGGTTGGTCTATAGAGAAGATTTTAAAAATTGGCGGGGTGATCTAAATGAAACTAAAAATTCGTGATTTAAACATTGACGATAAGGTTTCATTCTATGTGGACGAACAACGCTATGAAGGTGTTGTTACAGAATTAATATATAACTTCAAAGGTAAAGAAATGGCACAGGTAGAGCTAGACAACGCTTGGTATTACAACATTACTGATGGCCATGATTGGGAGGCTATTTATGACTAATAAAGATGTGGTTAATCAACCACCACACTACACATACGGCAACATTGAAGTTATCGATTTTATTGAGCAGGTCACTAAAGACTATCCTGCAGTAATGGCGTTTGCGATTGGCAATGCAATTAAATATATCAGTAGAGCGCAATATAAGAACGGTAAAGAAGATTTAGAAAAGGCACGATGGTATTTAGAACGTGCTTACGAGAATTGGAGTGATAAGTGATGGGTGTACCAATGTATGAATATGTGGTTTACAAAGGGGACGAAGTGATTTGCGCTGGCACTAAGGATGAAGTGGTGAAGAAACTAGGTATAAACAAAAATAACCTTGATTCCATTGCTAATAATAGAACTGAAAAACGCGAAGCAGACGCTTACGAAAGAAACGGCTACAGTAAGCGAATGGTGGCTGTAAAAGTGAGTATTGCTGAATTACAAAAAGAATTGGGGCTGGTGTGATGCACACATTCCACTTATACAATGCAACCGAAGAAAAAGTAATGATTGTACAGGAAACTTTCGGCGGCTACATCATGGTTGGTTTACCGAAGTCGCACTATAGCCATATCGACGGTTATTATGCTACAGATGAATTTAACTACTTTAAATCAGTGCATAACCTAATGTACGCAGAGGAGTTAGGCAGTCAGATTAGTATATTTGATATTTAATAAGAAAAATAGCCCCGTAAATCGGGACTACAATTCTTTCGTAATTAAAACTTTTACACCGCAATACAAATTATAGACATATGTTAAGAATGCCATAACTAAAAGTATTATTCCTAAAGTAAAGTACAAAGGTATGTTAGATGTACTTTGGCTTAAACCAAAAAAGATAGCAGCCAATGTCATTGAAATCCAAGGAAGAATGTGATAAATAATCGATTTTTTTGCATGTGTGGTTACTGGGTATTTCGTTAAAATCCATACGACTATAGGGAAAAGAATAGGAGCAAAGAACACACTAAAGTAGCATAGAGAAGCTAACAGTTTGTCGGATGAATTTGACATAATGTTTCACCTCCTTGGTTCAAATATTATCTAACAATAATACTAATAACAAATAAAAAGAGGTTTATTAAATGAAAATTTTGAAATTATTAATGAGGAGGACGAGTAAATGGATAAATTACAAATCAAATTATTATCAGAGAATGCAACACTACCAACACGTAATCATTCAACAGATGCAGGGTTTGATATTTATGCAGCAGAAACAATCATACTAGAACCGCAAGCCAAGTCATTGATTACAACGGACATAGCTGTGAATATTCCTAAGGGTTATGTGGGATTACTTACTAGCAGAAGTGGCGTAAGTAGTAAGACGCATCTAGTTGTTGAAACAGGCAAGATTGATGCAGGATTCACAGGAAATATGAAGATTAATATTAAAAACAACACACAGAGCGCAAATTGTTTCACTAGCGATTATGTGATAGGTGTAGACGAATCTCAATTTATACCTTTTGATAATGGCGAATATGAAATGGGAACGTACCAAGTAAACAAAGGCGATAAGTTAGCTCAACTAGTTATTGTACCTATTGTTACACCAGAGTTACAGCAAGTGGAGGAATTTACAAGTGAGTCAGCAAGAGGAGAAAAAGGGTTTGGATCATCAGGATTCTAATAGTAAAGACATATTAAAAAAGGTAAAAGAAATATTAAACAAGGAGTGATCATATGAAATATTTAAGAGTGGTATTACACACGCTGGTAACGATTCTGATTTATGAGGGTGCAAAGGCATTGATGAGTAAAAGGTTAGGTGACGAGTAATGTATATAGCGTTAATTATAATACTGTCACTGTTATCAATAGTACTGCTGATACACAATACAATACTACAAAAGAGAAATGAGTTACTTCACTACTCATTAAGTGTGCTTGTTGGTCATATATTTGATGAGAATGGAGAAGGGTACGTTAAGAAGTTGATGAAGTAGGAGGACGGATATGAATATCAAAAAGAAAAAATATACAAAAGATGACGGATTAGTAGATAAAGCGAATTTTGGTGACACAGAAACGGGCGAACTGGATATTGAAAAGTTTTTAAACAGATTCAAAAAAGGGGACGATAATATGATTAAAAAAGCTATAGAGAAACCAAGGGAAGTAGAATATATTGAGTTTAATGGATATGAGAATTTTGAAGAAGTATGTGAATTTGTTGGTTGTCGCTATACAGGAATATCGCTACAGATTAATAGATATGGTAAAGAAGTAATAGACATTCCTGGCAAGGGGAAAGTTCCAGTTGGTTCTATTTTCTACAGATATTTAGATCCTGAATTTGCACATCTCGAAAACCACGACACCGGAGATTATATCTATGATGTGATGTCAAAAGACAAATTCTTTTGTATATATGGGTAGGAGGTAACGCATGAAGTTAGGCAAAGCAGAAATACCTAAGCTAGAGGAGTTGGATTGATATATGGATAACATATTTAAATTAGATGGTACAAAGAAAGATGATATTAACGTAAAGAATCAAATATATGAACTGAAGTCGCAACTACCAATTATTATTGAGATAGCTAAGATGAAATCAGCCTATCAACGTGAAAGGCTTACGGCTTTAAGGAAAGAAGGTTTTAAAGAAGAACAGGCTTTGGAAATTATAAAGGCAGAACGTACACCTTTTGATCAATAAATTTATGGAGGTAATAAATGTATACGCCAAATGACATACGAGAAATGTTTAAAGATTACAAATGGATGACTAATGAATTAGAGGGGGCAATGCTAATAAAAGCGGATAGCACATCAATAGCTCAATACGGCGAGGAATCTGGTCAACCTAAGCCACAAGGATTAACTACAGACAAGATTTGTAACATAATATTGCAAAAAGAAAAGCAAGATAAGAAGTTAATTAAATGGGCAAGTAAGGTTAAGTTCATCGATGATTGTGAAGATTTATTCACAAAAGATTTAGATATATTTATTTATCGTAAGTTAAAACAAAATTATTCGCATACAATGATTGGAGTAATAAGTGGTAAAGATAAAACGACCATCAGTAATAGGGTGACTAAGATTGTTGAAGTTATGAGTAATGCGTCAAAATCGTCGAATTCGTCAAATTCGTCAAAATAGAAGTTTTTGTAATGATATTATTATATTCATTATAATAACCGTATAGGTTATGTTCTCAAGTGAATGCTATATAACTAAGGCGTTCGGGTTTCCCCTTTCCCCGAGCGCTTTTCCTTGTATATTGATGTGGCATATAAATGTGACATGAGTATATAACTCAAATAAAATAACAAAACATAATCACTAGACACTGTTAACCGCAGTGTCTTTTTATTATGAGGTGAACTATGGAATTAAATAAGTATCAATCCTTAAAGCAACCAACAGACTACAATAAACATCTACTGTCATTAGTATCTGTGGTAGGTCATTTAGTAGACAACGATGACAACGACACAATGACTATGTTACTAGGTGATGCGCTAGAACATATTACATGTATGGCATCGCTTAATAATGTAACGCTAGATACAGTGGCAGGACTTAATGTGAATACGTATCAACCTGACTTACACAAGGTTATTAATAAAGGTGATGCAGTTACTTTCAACAAAGACAAGTACATTGTGCATGACATCATTGGTAATCAAGTATTGATTGCGAATCAAACTAAAGATATTGTGGTCGACATCAAAGACATAGGAAGGTGATTGGATGGCAGTAATGAGACGATGCAATCATCCTACCTGCAATACACTTATATCTTTTAATCAGTCATACTGTGATAAGCATAAACCATATATAAATGATAAATATAATGATGTAAGGAGACGGAATGACCCTGAATACTTACGTTTCTATAAGTCTAGGCAGTGGCAGAGAATGCGTGAAATTGTATTGATGGAGAATGATTATATTTGTAGATCATGTGGACGACAAGCACAAATGGTTGACCATATTATCCCGACGAAAGTTGATTGGTCGAAACGGCTGGAAAAAGAAAACTTACAGCCATTGTGTTACAAATGTCACAATCAAAAAACGAAAAGAGAGCAAAAGGAAGTCCCCCACATCAAAGAACGGGGGTAGTGAGGAAAGCGACGAAGAACGAGGCGCACTCTCCTTCTCAAAGATTTCCCTTAATTTTTAATACCAGGTACTAAAACATAATGGAGGTGCTAAAAATGGCAGGTAGACCTCGAAAACTTCTGCATAATTCGAAGAAGAATTACACTAAAGAAGAGATAGTTGAAAAAGAACGCCAAGAAGCGCAATTAAACAAATTTTCAAAAATAGATTCGCATCCACCAGACTTTTTAGATGATATCGCGAAAGAAGAATACCTAAGAATATTGCCATACATGCAAGAATTGCCTATATCAAACTTGGATAAAGCACAACTCTCACAATATTGCAGTTTTTACAGTGATTTTGTAAGAGCAAGTCTGCATTTGGAGGCAACAGGTGGCGTTGTTATTGAAGGAGCGAATGGAGAATCTAAAGTAAATCCTGCTTTTACTGCTAAAGAGAAAGCGGGTACTCGAATGCAACAAGTGGCTAACACGCTAGGATTAACAATCGATAGCCGATTACGCATCGTCGTCCCTGAAGAGAAAGAAGATAATGATCCGTTCAAAGAGTTTGTGAGTGACGATAGATGTTAGATTACACAACAATTTACGCTCAAAGAGTAGTCAAAGGTGAGATTCTTGTAAGTAAGAAGAATTTTAAAGTGGCTGAACGTCATTTGAATGATTTAAAACATCCACCTGAAGGTTGTTACTGGGATTTGGATAAAGCAAATAAGGCGATCAAATTCATCGAGATGTTACCTGACCCTAAAACGAATGAACCTATGCCTTTAATGCTCTTTCAGAAGTTTATCGTAGGGAGTATCTACGGTTGGCGTCATGATGGTGGGTTTAGGCGGTTTACTAAGTGTTATGTAAGTATGGCACGTAAACAAGGTAAATCGCTAGTGGTATCAGGCATGTCACTGAATGAATTGTTATTTGGTCAATATCCTAAATATAACCGACAAATATATGTATCATCATCAACTTACAAGCAAGCACAAACAATATTCAAAATGGCTAGTCAACAAATTAAGATGTTACGTTCAAAAAGTGACTATATCCGCAAGTCAACAGATGTACGCAAAACAGATTTAGCACACATTGACTCAACTAGTGTATTTGAGCCGCTTTCTAACAATCCGGATGCAGTAGATGGTAAAGACCCAACTGTAGCTATATTGGACGAATTGGCAAGCATGCCGGACGATGAAATGTATTCAAGATTTAAAACGGGTATGACGTTGCAGAAGAATCCTCTCACTCTATTAATTTCTACTGCAGGTGACAATTTGAATAGTCAGATGTACCAGGAATATAAATACATCTCTAAAATTTTATCAGGCGAAGTTCAAGCGGATAATTACTTTGTATACTGTGCCGAAATGGATTCAGAAGATGAAGTAAATGACGAGTCACTGTGGATTAAAGCAATGCCGCTTTTAGAGTCTGAGGAACATAGAGACACAATACTGAGAAATATTAAAGCGGATATTCAAGATGAATTAGAAAAAGGTACGTCATTTCATAAGATTTTGATTAAAAACTTTAACCTTTGGCAAGCAAACAAGGAAGATAGCTTAATCAATATTAATGAATGGGAATCAATCGAAGTGAATCGTGATGATTATAGTTTGTACGGCAAAGACGTTTATATCGGTGTCGATTTATCACGACTTGACGACTTAACTTCTGTAGGATTTATATTTCCGACAGATGATGGTGATATGTTAATCGACAGCCATTCGTTTATAGGTTTAAGGACCACGCTCGAACAGAAGTCGAAACGTGACAAGATTAATTATGAGAAATTAATTAATACAGGCGAGGCGGAAGTGACTACATCAGAAAGTGGCATGATTGATTATAAGCGTGTTATTGAGTATATCTTCGACGTTGTGGAAGAGTATCAGTTAAACGTAAAAGCGTTGTGTTATGATCCGTGGAATGCACAATCATTTGTGACCACGCTAGAATCTATGGTGATTGATTGGCCGCTAATTGAAGTTGGGCAAAGTTTCAGAAGCCTTTCACAACCTATTAAGCAATTTCGAGTATGGGTTGCTGAAAAGACGATCAAACATTTTGGTAATAACCTATTAACCATTGCCGTAAATAACGCTGTTTTAATTTACGACGGAGAGGACAACGTTAAGATTAACAAGAAGATGAATCGACAAAAGATTGACCCTATCATCTCTGTCATAACTGCTTTTAGTGAAGCGAGTATGCATGAATTCGAGGTGGATTGGTCATCAATATATGAAAATGAAGAATTCGGATTTTAAAGGAGGTGCGATGATGAAATTAAACAAACTTTTAATACCGTTAAAACTATTGGTTGTTAACATTGTTAGCATCCTTTTTTTATTAGGTTTAATCATAATGAATACCGCAACTTACTTAGCATTTGGAGTTGAGTTAGGACTAGCTAACACAGGCGTTTTCCTAGTGGTTATTGCGTTAATCATTGACAACGAATCACGGGAGAGGAGGTGATTAAGTGGGTATCTTCTTAAGAAACGAAAATAGAGATTTACAGTATAACGAAGATGATCTACAAATGATGGTTCAGACGTTACCTGGTTTTCAGGGTACTAATTTAAGGCAGTATACGCCTATAGATGCCATTAAGCACAGTGACATTTTTACAGCAGTAATGATGATTGCGTCTGATTTAGCACGTATGCCTATTAGATTAAACGTTAACGGCCAGATTGATTATAGCAATAAGATTGTCAATCTACTAAATACAAGACCAAATTCACTGTATAACGGCTATATTTTTAAATTGGTTGTATTTGCCAATGCTTTATTAACATCTCATGGTTACGTTGAAATCACACGTGATAAGTTGGGTAATCCGGTTAGTTTAACTTTTAGAAAAACTTCAGAAGTAGAATTAAAATCTGACCGAATGGGACGTCCTTATTATTCACATGAACGTACTGATGATAACGGTAAGTTTATTAGGCGAGATATTAAATATGAAGATATGTTAGACATTAAATTTTACTCGTTAGATGGGATTCACGGGCTGTCTTTGTTAGATACTTTAAGTAAAACGATTGATTCTGATAACAATGGTAAGGACTTCTTAAACAACTTCTTGCGTAATGGCACGCATGCAGGCGGAATACTTAAAATGAAAGGCGTCTTAAACGATAAAAAAGCAAGAAACCGTGCGAGAGAGGAATTCCACAAAGCATTCAGCGGTACTAAACAAGCCGGTAAAGTGGTTGTGCTTGACGAATCGATGACATTCGACCAGTTAGAAGTCGACACTGAAGTCTTAAAGTTAATTCGTGAGAATAAATCGTCCACACGTGAGATTGCCGGTGTATTTGGTATACCGTTGCATAAATTTGGTATCGAAACAACGAACATGAGCATTACAGACGCAAACTTGGACTATCTTTCAACTTTGAAACCTTACATTACGTGCGTTTGTGCAGAGTTAAATTTCAAATTCAATGACGAATATACGGATAAAGTCTGTGAATTTAAATTCGATACTACTGAAATACGTGTGGTTGATGAAAAGACACAAGCTGAAATCGATAAAATCAATATCGATTCAGGTAAAACAAACATTGATGAAGTGCGTAAACGTGATGGCTTACCGCCAATCCCTGGTGGCTACGGTAGTATTCATCGTGTTGACCTCAACCACGTGAATATTGCGCTTGTTGATGAGTACCAAATGAATAAGTCACGTGTTACTGATAACAAATTGAAAGGTGGTGAGGAAGATGGCAAAGGAAACGAGAATCGGAAATATCACAGAAGTCCGTTCGAATGATGATAATGAAATGGTCATTGAAGGTTACGCTTTGAAATTCGACACATGGTCGGAAAATTTAGGTGGATTCAAAGAAACAATTTCACGTAGTGCTTTAGAGAACACTGATTTGTCTGATGTGCGTTGTTTAGTAGACCATGTGCCATCGCAAATTATCGGCAGAACGAAATCGGGTACATTGGAGCTTGAAACTGATGATGTTGGTTTGAAATACCGTTGTAAATTACCGAATACAACGTTTGCACGTGACTTATATGAGAATATGCGTGTAGGTAACATTAATCAATGTTCGTTCGGGTTTATGCTAGACGAACAAGGCGATGAAATGCGTTTTGACGAAAAAGAAAACATCTATAAACGTACTTTGAAAGCCATTCGTGAGCTTACAGACGTATCAGTAGTTACTTATCCGGCATACAAGGATACTGATGTTAAACCGGCATTGCGCAGCATCGAGAATATTAAAAACGAAGAACGCAAAAAAGCGTTAGAGTTAAAGCTCAAAAAACATTCTATTACAAATAAGCTTGGTGAAGTTGGACACCATTAACAAATACAACCATTGGACGTGCTTAAAAAGCGACGTCTATTTTTTATGCAAAAATTTAGGAGGAATTCAAATGAATAAAAAGGATATTTTACGTTCCGAAATTTCGGATCTAAAACGTAATGTTGATTTGAAAATCAGATACGCTACACGTGCGTTAAACAATGATGAATTAGAGAAGGCAGAAACTTTGGAGAAAGAAATCGCAGACTTGCGTTCACAAATTCAAGAGAAAGAAGCAGAGTTAAAGAAATTACAAGATAAAGATGATGAACCAGAAAACGCAAATCCACAACCTGTAGTGGTTGAACAAGAGCGTTCTTATCGTCAAGCACCTAACTTGAATGAATTAGGTATTTCAATTCAGGATACTAAAGTGACATCTCAAGAAGTACGTGACTTCACTAATTATTTAGAAACACGCGAAGACATTAAAGGTGGTTCACTTAAAACTGATTCAGGATTTGTAGTTATTCCGGAAGAAATCGTAACTGACATTCTCAAATTAAAAGAGATTGAGTTCAACCTTGATAAATATGTCACTGTTAAGCGTGTAACAAATGGTTCTGGTAAATATCCAGTAGTACGTCAATCAGAGGTCGCAGCGCTTGAAAAGGTAGAAGAATTAGAAGAAAACCCTGAATTAGCGGTTAAGCCATTTTTCCAATTAGCATACGACATCAATACACATCGTGGTTACTTCCGCATTTCTCGTGAAGCAATAGAAGATGCGAAAGTTAACGTGTTACAAGAGTTGAAATTATGGATGGCACGTACGATTGCAGCTACACGAAACAAAGCGATTATTGATGTAATCACTAAAGGTTCAACAGGATCTAAAACAAGAGGTTTTGAATCTGAAGGCGCTAAATTAGAAACTAAAAAAGCAAAATCTTTAGACGACATTAAAGACGCTGTGAATTTAAATGTGAAACCTAATTATGAACATAATGTAGCTATTGTGTCTCAAACGATGTTCGCGAAATTAGATAAAATGAAAGACAAATTAGGTAACTACTTAATCCAACCTGACGTTAAAGAGAAAACACAACAACGCTTATTAGGCGCTAAAGTGGAAATCTTACCTGATGAAATGCTCGGTGAAAAAGGCGCTAACAAATTAATCATTGGTAACTTAAAAGACGCTATCGTGTTATTTGACCGTTCGCAATACCAAGCGTCATGGACAGACTACATGCATTTTGGTGAGTGTTTAATGGTTGCAGTACGTCAAGATTGCCGAATCTTAGACCATAAATCAGCTATTGTTATCGAATATGATGATAGCCAACTGCCAGAAGAAGACCATATGGAAACACTATAGAGGTGATTGAAAGTGGCAAAATATAAAGTGAAAACGGCTTATATTGATAAAGAGTTACAAAAGGTGTTAAGAGTGGGCGATGAAGTCGATATGACGGTAAAACGTGCCAACGAAGTTAATAAAAACGGAACGCCACAAAACGGTATTTTAGAACGTATTGATGTTAAGTAGGTGATAGCAGTGAGTGATTTACAGCTATTAAAGAAACATTGCAAAATAGACCATAGTTCAGAAGACGATTTACTGGAGATGTACTACGAATGGGCAAAAGAAGATATAGCGAGTGCGGTTACTGATGACACGGCTTGGTTAGAGGAGCAAAGATTATTTAAAACTGCAGTATATCCGCTCACTGCTTATTACTTTGAGAATCGTTTAGCATTTAACGAAAGGAATTTGAGTTATGCACCTCACATGGTATTAAGTGTTGTGCATAAGTTACGGTCAGCGTATGAAATTCAATTCGAATAGATTAAACGAACGTGTCACTTTTTGCCACGATACCAGTAAATCAATCAATGGTCTACCACAAAAGCCGATTACAGAGGAGTTATATAGTTGCTATGCATGCATTCAGGATGCTAAAGAATCAGATATGCAAACAAGTCTAACCACAAGTTCACAATTCATTAAAACGATAATCATACGTGATCCAAGAGGAGACTATAAACCTAACAATAAGCATTATGTAATACATGAAGGTGATAAATACCAAATTAAATACGTCAAAAAAGACTATGAAGATAAGTCTTATGTGCGTGTTTATTGCGAGGTGGTTTTCTAATGGGTGCAAAGATTGAAAAAAACGATATAGAACAAGGTTTGGTTAGAAAGCAATTAGAGTTTAAGGCGTCGCAGAATCGTGTATTAAAAGCCGGTGCAATGGCACTTACACCTTTGCTTAAACGTAACACGCCAGTCAGTGAAAACAAGCGACATGCAAAGGATAATATCGCCGTGTCAAACATTCGAACTGACCGTGATTCGAACGAAAAGTATGTGCTTATTGGATATACAAAAGGCTATTCACACCGTATACATGCAACTGAATTTGGCACAATGTATCAACGTCCTCAATTGTGGATGACTAAAACAGAGAAAGACGGTAGTAAACTGGTATATAAAGCTATGCTTACTGCTATGAAAAGGGTGATGAAATGAATGTAACAGATGTGATTTACAAGAAGCTAATCGCCGATAAACGTATCACAGTTGAGGATAACGTATTTAAATATGTGGTTCCTGAAAATTTTCATGAATCGACGAATCAACCTATCGTAAGGATTACCCCGTTACCGTATAATCCTGATGAATATGCGGATAACGAGGAATTCACAAGAGAATTTGACTTCCAAATCGATATTTGGTGGTCATCAGACGAAACACATGCGCAAGCAGAAGCGATCGTTGAGAATCTAAAACAATTAAATTTTAAATCATATTACAGAGAACCGATGTACGAAGTTGAGACTCTAACTTTTAGAGAAATTATTCGTGCGTCAGGTTCTCTATTATTTTAGGAGGATTTTAAATGGAAAAATTAAAGTTAAACTTGCAACACTTTGCAGAAACTAAAGGAGTTTCAGGCATTGCTATCGGTGTTACTAATTTCTACTGGGCGCCGATTAAAACAGATGACGGAGAAAAATTTGAAGTAGAAAGTGGGCACCGTACACGATTCTTAAAAGAAATCGAAGTTGACCGTCCACAAGAAGTTGAAGAAGAATACGGCGATAATATGGTCGCTGCGACTGCAGTCTCTAACGGTAAGTTATCAGTTAAAACAACATTTGTATCAATTCCTGCAGAACAAAAGGCATTCTTAGCAGGTGCTAAAAAAGGTAAAAACGGCTTTAAATATGGTGCTAATGACATCCCACCTGATGTGGCTGTTGTATTCGAACGTACTAACCATGACGGATCATCTGAATGGGTAGGTTTATTCAAAGGTAAATTCACACGTCCAAACTTATCAGGACAAACAAAACAAGATAAAGTTGAATTCCAAAACGATGAAGTAGAAGGGTCGTTTGTAGACCGTTTATACGATGAGTCATCACATGTAACTGGCTTCGACAAAAAAGGCGCTAATGCAGGACGTGATTATGTATTTACTGAAACTTTTGGTAAAACATTCGATGAGTTTATCAAAGACCTCGACCAAGAATTTGAAATGGAAGAGGATAAAAAAGCGATGCCGGGAAAGACGAGTAAGAAAGAGGTAACGCGTGTATCTCTTTCTAAACCGTCAACAACAATTAAACAAGGTGAAACTGAACAGTTATCAGCTACAACTGAACCTGAAGGACAACCTGTAACGTATAAAGTTACTGAAGGCGAAGAATATATTAGCGTGAGTCCTGAAGGTTTAGTGAATGCAAATCAAGTCGGTAGAGGTGTTGTAACCGCTACTTCCGGCGACCAATCAGACACAATTAATGTAGAAGTAACAAGTAATTTCGAAATGTAATTTAAGAGGGGCGAGTAACCCCTCTTTTATTTTTGCGCAAAAATAAAAAATGAAAGTAGGAATTTAAAAATGGCAAGAACTTCAATAGAACTAATTACAGGTTATACAAAGGCGGGTAAGCCACAGACCAAAAAGTATTTGGCTAAACCAAGTTTGTCACTATTTGACACTATTCAAGGGTCAAAATTATCAACACGATTAACAAAAGCGTTCAGACAACCAGAGTTTGACGAGTTATCACAAGAACAGTATGAGAAATTAAGTGAAACTGAACAAAAAGAGTACTAAGCTAAGATTGAAGAATACCAAGAACAAGTCGCTCAGCAATTTGATGTACTAGATGAGATAACGACATTTGTTGCTGAGGGATTCGATAATCAGTTTACATCTGAAGAATTACAAAAAGGTATTCCAGCGGGTCCAGAAGGACTGAACACTTTAGTAACAGTGCTAGAAAAGCTCATCGCAGGAGATGTGGACGACACAAAAAAGTTCGTGACCGAGCAGAAGAAATAAATCCTGAGGACTTAACACCTGAAGGTAGATACAACAACTATATGAAAGTTGCGAAGCAGTTAATTGATGAAGGCATGGATCCTGAAAAAGTGGCGAACATGCCAATTCATTTCTTTTTAGAGATTGTGAATTCAAGAGTCGAACACAAAAAGAAAGCAACTAGCTTTGCGCAAGTGTTCGGCTAATTTTTGAGGAAAGGAGGAAACTAGATGGTAAATCCTATTGGTAATATGGTCATAAAAGTTGATTTAGACGGTTCGGGCTTTAATCGTGGTATTACTGGATTAAATCGTCAAATGCGCATGGTATCTCGAGAGATGAGTGCTAACCTTTCTAAATTTGGGCGTTATGATCAATCACTTGAAAAGTCTAAAGTGAAAGTTGACGGATTAACGAAACGCCAACAAATTCAAGCTCAAAAAGTCAGAGAATTGAAAAATAATTATGACCAATTATCGAGAGAAACGGGAGAAAACAGTGCTAAAACACAAGCGGCAGCTGCTAAATACAACCAAGCTTACGCAGAGTTAAATAAATATGAACGTGAACTTAATGAAGCAACAGCTGAAATGAAAGCGTTGGAACGTCAGCAACAAGTGTTGAATACTACAATGGGGAAAATTGGTAATAAGTTTAGTGAATTAGGACCAAGATTACAAGAAATTGGCGGGAAAATGCAGTCTGTTGGTCGTAACATGAGTATGTATGTAAGCGCGCCGATAGTTGCAGGGTTTGGTGCGGCAGTTAAAAAGAGTATAGACTTCGATGATTCTATGCGTAAAGTTAAAGCAACTTCAGGTGCTACGGGTAGTGAATTCCAACAATTACGTGATAAAGCAATTGAGATGGGTGCTAAAACCAAATTTAGTGCCAGTGAATCCGCCGATGCATTAAACTACATGGCGCTTGCCGGTTGGGATACTAAAGATATGCTTGGCGGTATTGATGGTGTCATGCAGTTAGCGGCTGCATCGGGTGAAGACTTAGGACAAGTAAGTGATATTGTAACGGATAGTTTAACTGCATTTGGAATGAAAGCGAAAGATAGCGGACACTTTGCTGATGTACTAGCACAGACGAGCTCTAAAGCTAATACTGATGTACGTGGTTTAGGTGAAGCATTTAAATATGCCGCACCAGTTGCCGGGGCGTTAGGATACACTGTAGAAGATACATCTATAGCAATTGGTTTGATGTCTAATGCGGGTATAAAAGGAGAAAAAGCAGGAACTGCACTACGTACAATGTTTACTAACTTATCAAAACCGACAGGTGACATGAAAAAGAAAATGGATGAGTTGGGTATATCTATTACTGATAGCAATGGAAACATGTTGCCTATGCGGGATGTTATGGATCAGTTACGTGGTAAATTTAAAGGTTTGTCAAAAGAACAACAAGCAAGTGCTGCTGCTACAATATTTGGTAAAGAGGCTATGAGTGGTGCATTAGCAATAATTAATGCATCTGATGAAGATTATCAAAAGTTAACTAAATCTATTGATGGTTCTAAAGGCGCAGCCAAGCGAATGTCAGATGAAATGGAAGGTGGAATCGGTGGTTCAATTCGCCAGATGAAATCTGCCATTGAATCCCTAGCAATTAGTATTGGCGATGTTATGGCCCCATACATTAAAAAGTTAGCAGAATGGCTCTCTCATGCTGCAAATAAATTAAATGAAATACCTAAAGGTGCGCAAAAAATAGTTGTTGGTCTAGGTTTACTAGCAGCTGCAATAGGCCCATTACTTGTAACATTAGGCGTAATGGTATCTACAATAGGGAGTGCAATGACTGTTATAGGGCCTTTGATGACGAGCATTAAAACGTTAAGCTTTATTACTAAAGGTTGGGCATTGGCTACTGGCTTTTTAAACACTATTTTAGGTGTAGCGAGAGGTCAAATCGCATTACAAACAGTCTTAACTGGTAAATATTCTTTAGTGACTAAAACTGCTGCACTTGTAACACGTGGTTTAGGTTTAGCAATACGATTTATGACTGGTCCAATAGGACTCGTAATCACTGCAGTAGGATTATTGGTTGCTGCAATCATTCATTTATGGAGGAACAATGAGACATTCCGTAATAATGTTATAAAATTATGGAATGGAATCAAGAATGCGTTATCAGTGATTTGGAATAGCATTAAATCATTTGGTATTGCCGTATGGAATGGCTTGAAAAATGGTGTAATGTTTATCATTCAGAATTGGTGGGTGTTAATGAAAGCCTACTTCAATATGTGGAAGGTTGTAATTACTACCATTTTTAATGCCATAAAAAATACGGTAATAGGCGTTTGGAAAGTTATTAAATCCAGTGTGTTATTTATTGTGAATGCTTTAAAAACTGGCGTGACAGCTATATTTAACTCTTTATTATTAGTACTTCGAAAAATCTTGTCTTTATATAAACAAGCGTTTTTAAAGGTTTGGAATGCTATCAAGTTTGTGGTGACCACAATTACTAAATCCATAGCGAATACAGTTAGGAATAACTGGAATAATATTAAAAATTTCACAATATTCATATTTAAATCTGTCAAATCGTTCATAACAAATATTTGGAGTTCTATTAAATCTACTATATATAGATTTGCAAATAGTGCGTATCAATTAGTGAAAAAGATTTGGAATTCTCTCAGTCGTTCTACACGCAATATCTTTTCAAATTTAAGAGCTTGGATCACTAACACTTGGTCGAAAATCAAAAATAGCGTTACTCGATTTGCTCGGCTGTTATGGGACGGTGTGCGCAATACGTGGAATAATTTAAGTACTGGCACACGTAATATTTTCAGTAGAGTTAAAACTACTATTGTAAATATATGGAATTCAATTAAACGTTCAGTCACAGGAATAGCTAGTGCATTGTGGCGTTCAGTCCGTAATACGTTTAATAACATGAAAAACGGGCTTGCGAATATTATTGGTAAAATCAAAAATCATATCGGTGGAATGGTTAGCGCCATTAAGAAAGGTTTGAATGGATTAATTGACGGTTTAAACTGGGTAGGTTCTAAATTAAGCTTGCCTAAAATACCTAAATTATCTACAGGGACGCAACGTATAAACCGACATATACGCACTACATCTGATGGTCGATTAAAACACGGCACTATGGCAGTTGTGGGAGATAAAGGTCCTGGTAACGGCAGAGGTATTGATAGTCGTCGAGAATTAATTCAATACCCTAACGGACGTACTGCTTTAACTCCTGCGAAAGATACGACCACATTCTTGCCTAAAGGGTCACGTGTGATTAGTGGCGGAATGCGACAAAGCTTAGAAGAAGCAGAAGGTGCAGGAATGTATCCACGATTTAGTGTTGGTACGTGGTTTGGCAATGCTAAAGATTGGATTGGCGATAAAATGCAAGGCGTCGGTCGTGCCTTAGGCAATAGTGCTAAATGGCTTTCAGATAAGGTTGGGGACGTTATGGATTATATGGATAATCCAGGTAAACTATTCAACAAAGTAATGTCGCTTATGGGCGTAAACTTTTCTTCATTAACAAAAGGTATGGGTATCATTGGAGAAATTACTCGCGCTGCTTTTAAGAAGATAAAAAAAGGTGCGATTGATTGGATAACTAATGGTTTTGAAGCACAAGCAGGAGACGGTTCTGTATTTGACGGATTTAAAATACTACAACGTTATTCTGCACCTCCATATCCACCAAATCCTAATTATCCATTTAACGGTGGTGTGCATCACGGTATCGACTACGACACCCCAGTTGGCACACCTATTCGTACGCCTATGGGTGGACGTGTTAGAAGTTGGTACGATAATTATGGTGGTGGTAAAGCCATAACAGTACAACAAGGTAAGACATTCTTATGGTTTATGCATTTAAGCCAACAATTACGTAAAACTGGTGAACAAATTAAGGCCGGACAACTTATTGGTAAATCAGGTAATACAGGTTCTATGACAAATTACCGTCATTTACACTTCCAAGTTAACCAAGGTGGAGAAGCAAACCGTTATTCTGTAGAACCTCAAAGATGGTTACGTAAAAATGACAAAACAGGTGGCGGTAAAGGTTACCCTTCAGGTAGTGGTGCAGCATACGCAAGTCGAGTAATTAGACAAGCACAAAATATATTGGGTGGTCGTTACAAATCTAACTACATTCATGATGCAATGATGAGACTGGCTAAACGTGAATCTAATTACCAACCGAATGCGGTTAATAATTGGGATATAAATGCTCAACGTGGCACACCTTCAAAAGGTTTATTCCAAATGATTCAACCGACGTTTATGTCTAATGCTAAATCGGGTTATACAAACTTTAATAATCCGTTACATCAAGGTATATCTGCTTTGCGATATATTGTTAGAACATATGGGTGGGGTGGCTTTAATCGAGCTGCAGCTTATGCATATAAAACTGGTGGTCTCGTCCACAATGGTTTATATCACTTAGGAGAAGATGGTTATCCTGAATGGGTAATTCCTACAGACCCTAGCCGTGCAGATGACGCAGCTAAATTACTTGCATTGGCTAGTAATGATATTAGTAAGAATAAACGACCTAAACACTTTAGTAATAATAGTGTAGGTAGCAACGGCGATAGTAATTTAGAGAAAAAGTTAGACACTATGATTGGTTTATTAATTAAACTAGTTGGATCTAACGAAGAAATCGCAAATAAAGATTACAACCCTATTGTCGACATCTTAGGCATGGGAGAATTTGTAAACAGAACTGTTGATAAGCGTGAACGTGACACATCACGTAAACAAAGATTTAACGCAGGAGGTGTGTTTGCTTAATGAACGATACAATAATAGTTAATGATAAAACACTTCCGTGGCTTTTTGTTCAAAGAGGGTTTAAAATACCCTCTTTTAATTTTGCCGTTAAAACGGAAAAAGTAGAAGGTAGGCCGGGTAGCATTTATCAAGGTAGAAGTTTAGATGAACTTCAGTTCGAGTTACCACTAGTTATTAGTAATGACCACTTAGCGCATAGTGGAATTAAATCACATGATGACATATTGAATGAGTTGGTTAAATTCTTTAACTACGACAATCAAGTTAAACTTCAATTTAAATCAAAACAATGGTACTGGAACGCATATTTTGAAGGGCCAATCGAATTACTGAGTAAAACTGAAAACAACATTAACATCTTCAATATAAAAGTTGTTATAACAGACCCTTACAAGTATTCGGCTAAAGGCAGTAAGAATACTGCAATTAGTGATTCAGTAAGTGTGGTTAATACAGGTACGGCAGACACACCAATATTAGTTGAAGCAAGGGCGTTAAAAAATTCCAATTATTTTATGATCACTAAAAAAGATGAAGATTACTTTATGATTGGTGATGATGATGTGGATAAAAAAGTTAAAGATTACTCTCCTTTAATTCTAGGGGATGAGTTACGTACATTGAGTGGTTGGAATAAGCAATCTTCTAATAATATTAATGATAACTACACTGGGGGTACTGTTGGCGGTACCTTTGGACAATCCACAAGTAAAGAAAGTGTTTATTTAAACACTGAAAGTATTAATGGCGAGGGCTGGCAAGGTGCAATGTATAAACGTAGTTTTAGTAAGCAAATCAACAATTTCAGTGCTACATTTAAAATTGCAGTGAATCAAAAACGTAAAGGCGCAAATAGAACAGCACAATATTTGTATGATACAGATGGTCGTGTGATTGCATCAATTGGATATACTAATCCTAATGCAAATCAAGCAATTGGGCGTATTATAATTTGCCTATACAATCAGAGTGGCGAACCTAAAAAGATTTACGATTATAAAAACAATCCAACGATTTACGGTATGGACGAATTTGTTGTATACATGCGCTTAACACGTATTGGCAAGGAATTTACTATTAAGACTTGGAAGTATAGAGAAATACCCTATCCGTTACGTAAGATTGCGTTTGATACACATGAAGTTACGTTTACCGATAAAGGTGACTTCTATAAGCGCCCAATAAGTGCAGTTTCAATTTATTCTGCTAAAAATGGGACAAATAACTTTATGCCAGTGTATTTATTAGGTACTTACATTCGTGAATTATTAGAAAAACCAGTTGGAGAAAACGATATGATCATAAAAAGTGGCGATGATATTGTGGTAGATATGACGAATAATGTGGTGATGGTTAATGACGAGCCATTCACTCACGAGAAAACATTTGGTAGTGATTATTTCAATGTAGAAACCGGTCATACCGAATTGATGATTCATCCGCCTAATACCTTTGATACAACAATAAAATGGCAAGATAGGTGGTATTAAAATGCTACATGTACTTGATTTTGAAGGTAATATCATAGATTTTATCAGTAAAAATGATAAAGCGCTTATTGATATTAAACATGAGCGCAACATTAAAGATTATACTGAAATACTAGACATTACGATTTTAGCAAGCAGGGCGGTAAAGTTTAAAGAACGTAACAGAGTGATTTTCTTAGATAGTCGAAATGAACTGCGTGAATTTATTATCAATCGTATAGAACAAGACAGTACAAGTAAATATTCATTAATCGAATGTAATGCATCATATTTAGAAGATATTGCAACAGCCGTACCATATCCTCCTCAAAAGTTTGAAAAGTTTACGACTACACAAGCACTTAGCGATGTGTTAAAAGATACGGGTTGGAAAGTAAGTGACGATACTGAATATAACGGCACACGTACAACGTCATGGACAAGCTATCAATCAAGATTTGATGTGCTTAAACAACTGACTACCACATACAAAATGGTTATAGATTTCCACATTGATTTGGATAGTCGTAAAGTCAAATCACGTTACGTAAGTCTGAAAGAACCAAAACCTTTATTTAAAGGGAAAGAAATTGTGCGTGGCAAAGATTTATTGGGATTAAAGCGTACAGTAGATGTATCTGAAGTACGTACTGCACTGATTTGTTTGGGCCCTGAAAAAGAAAATGGCGAACGTATTAAGTTAATTGTGCAAGACGATGAAGCACAAAAACAATTTGGATTACCCACACGTTATATTTGGGATATATACGAACCTGAAACTGAAGATGAGAACATGACCGAACAACGCTTACGCACTTTAGGTAATACTCAACTTAACAAAGTAAAAAACGCTGCAGTAAGTTATGAAGTGACGTCTTTAGATATTAAAAAAGCGTATCCACATGAAATCATCCGTTTAGGCGACATCGTGCGTGTGAAAGACAGAGACTTTACCCCTGCATTATATGTAGAAGGTGAAGTTATATCTGAAACGTATTATGCGCTAGATAACAAGAGTGAATATACATTCGGAAATTATATTGAATATAAAGAGTCTGATCTACGTGCAGAATTTGCTAAAAAACTTGATGCAATTCGACAAAAGTTAAATGATGGATTAACCAATGTTAATACTATCGTTGCTGATGTAGTTGAGGGTAAGCTTGAATATTTTGAACGCAAGATATTAAAGGGGAGTGAACCGCCTGAAAACCCAGTTAATGATATGTTGTGGCTAGACACAAGCAATCCTGATGTTGCAGTATTAAGACGTTATTGGGAGGGGCAATGGATTAATGCGACGGCAGAGAAAGCTGAAGATATAGGTGCGATAACACGCGAAAAAGCACTGTATAGCGAATTAACTAATACCTTTGTTAACCTCTCCATTCAACACAGTAAATTATTGAATGAAATGCATGACGTTATGAATAGTGAGTATTTAGTGGACTTTGATTTGAAAGATGAGTTAAATACCAAACTTGATGCGACAGTCTCTATTTTTAATAACATCAAAAGTAATCTTGAAAGCATGACTGATGAAACTGCTACTATAGGTAAGTTAATCGATACGCAAACGTTATTTTTAAATTATCGAACGGCAATGCAGAATCTATACAATGTGATTGAACGTGCGAAAGTAGCGATTGATGAACGATTTAAATTGTTACAGTCACAGTATACTGAAGAAAAATTTAGAGACGCATTGCAAGAAATTGCAGATAAATTCGGCCTACAAGTAAATAGTGAGAATCAACTTGTAGGTGAACCAAATGTAGTTGAAAAAGCCGTTATTGCAGCACGTGAAGATACTAAAGAACAGCTAAGGGATTATGTTAAATCAGTCGATTATCAAACCAATCAACAAGGTTTAATTGAGCGGATGAATTCGGCAGACACAGAACGTAAGACACTAGCTAGTCAAATTAGCGATAAAGTAACTAAATCAGAATATCAAAGTGGACTGGATAATATTAAAATTGGTGGCGTAAACTTATTTCAATCATATGACAGTGCAACACATGGTAATAGTGTGCATCCATCTATTACGTCCACGCAATCATTTAGAGGCAAGTATTGGGCGACAACGTTATACAGTGCAGATTATCTAAAAAAAGTGTTAGTACCCGGTGAAGAATACACGTATTCTTATGAGTTAGAAATTGTCGGTTTATCAGAAAAAGAAGTAGCGATGTCTAAAAATCATGGGATTATTTTTTACAGCGCTTCTAATTCAAAAGAAAGGATTACTAGTAGTTATAAACAAATTGAAAGAATAATAGGTAATAAATTTAAAGTTACTCAAACGTTTGTTGCACCTGAAATCACTGATCATAAATTTTTGGCATACTCAGGCTTTTACTCAGACGATGGGACAGTTAAATATCCTGTAAGTTCAAACTTAGTAGATTTCCGAAACATAAAACTAGAAAAAGGTAATAAGGCTACAGACTATACGGAAGCGTCATCTGATGTGACACGTAGTACTGACAAAAAGTTGTCCGTTGCAAAGACTGAAATCTTACAAGACGGCGAACAAATATCGCAACGTGTATCACGTGAGGTGTTTAACGCAAGTAGTCAAACCTTAAATCGTGTTGTATCAGAATTTGTAAATAATACATCTCACGGTATGACATTTAGATATGATGAAAACGGTAATATTCAATCACATTCGATAGGACCACAAGGCGTCAAAATTAAAGGCGATAAAGTCGATATAAAATTGAACAAAGAATTTAATCTGCTTGTGGGTGATGTTAGTAAAAAAGCTGATGAAACAAATATTATCAATAAAATTAATTTGTCTCGTGAAGGGTTAGACATCAATGTAAATAATATCGGCTTACGCGGTGGTGATTCTGTCAATTACCTTGAAATTAAAAATAATAGCGTATTGTCACGTGGTAGGTTCACGCGTACATGGGCTAACAATACTGATACTGCTAATTTAACGTTAGGTATCAGAAATGGTTATCTATTAGTATCTAACGAAGACAACGGCTACAACCTTTATATGACTGAAAAAGGTTTATCCACAATGATGAATGCTGCAAGTGGTGAAACTGCAGGTACTCTAGAATTCCATTATCAAGGTTATAACGAGAATTCACGTGGTGTGCGCCTACATTCCACATATGGAGCGGTTGCTTTAGAATCAGATCAGTCGCGTATATACACTGTAGCAAACTTAACTAACAACATTGAATCAAGACAATACGGTGTATACATCAGACCATTTAAAGACACACGTGCCGGTTTGAATGAGTTTTATTTCTATGTTAAAGATAACGACAGTGTAAGTGATACTGACGGCGTTATTCTCTACGGAAACATAAGTGATGAAAGAGGAGAACATGGTTCAGGTATCCGTTTTAGCAAATCACGTGCTGATAATATTGTTTATATAACGAATCGTAATGGGGATATTGGCACAGGGGATATTTCAGTGCGTATGGCAGAAGTGCGTGAACATATCCGAACGCAAGGCATGTTAGAAATTAGACAATGGAATGATGCAAGGGCATATAACCAAATTAAAGTTGGTGCAGTCAATACGACAAATAGTGTAGTTATGGCAAGTCACAGTGGTGGTAACGCTTATTATGGTGTAGGTACACAAGAAATGAGGGTTACTGATAACAACGGATATAATGGAGGCAACACAAGGTATAAAAGTGTTCGTGCTGACACATTTTATGGTAAGACTGCCTCAAATTCTTCCGAAAAATATAAAACCAACATAACAAAATGGGAGATAGATGCGACGCAGTTAATAAAAGACACTGTGTTTTATGAATATAACTATAAATCCGACTTACAAAATGGTAATGAACAAAAAAGTCACGGAATTATTATAGAAAGAGAAATGCCTAAATTTATTACTAGAGATAATGATTCTATCGACTTGTATGAATTTATTTCAACTATAGGTAAAGCACTACAAGAGCAAATAAAACGTAGTGATGAACTAGAATTTAAATACGAAAATATTATGAGAGTATTGGAGGAATATACTAATGAATCAAATTAATGTTTTAGGTGATGTAACTTACAATTTTAAACTCGCTAACAAAAAGGTCGAATATGGCATAAATGAATATGATAATCAAATTTTTCAAAAAGAACAGTTTTCTGATTACTTCGTACCAACAAAATTATTTAAAGAAATTAATGAAACTAGTAATAAAGAGGTTGAAATTCTTAACGTGGTTCAGTTAAGTGACGAAGAAATCTATCAAGTGACTTTCTTTAATCTGTTATTGCAAGAGAAAGTAAAATACATTTATAGAGAAGAAATTGAAGAAGGTGTAAGATATGGTACACTTTTTCAAATTCTTGATTAATGAGGAGGCATTAAAAAATGAACGAACAAGTTAATCCGAAACTGGTTATTGATAACTTAGCAACTTCAAATTCAGAATTACAAAAAGAAAACGCAATTTTGCGGGCATTAATTACACAATTACAAAACAAGGATAATGAAACGTCTGATGATGAATAATCGTTAGGCGTTTTTATTATAAATAATTTTATTGGAGGAATTAGAAATGGAAAACAAAGTAACAGAGTATTATTTAGTAGAAGTGGACAAAAGAGGAGAAGAAAGTTGTTTAATGCAGAACTATTCAAACAGTTTTGTGTGTGGTGCTTCACCCGCTAATGCATATAAGTTTACTGATGAAGAACAAGTCAAACAGGTATGTGCAATGCAGAATATATTAGCAGGCATCTTTAAAAACGGATCAAAGACATACTATGTGAAACAAGATATTACTCGTAGCTCGTTTGATGAGAAAGGTGCGCCATATGTAAAAGAAAGAGAAGATGAACCCGATTCATTAGGGGTTTAGTAAAAAGTAGGTGTATTTAAATGGAGTCTTATCAAAGAGAGACAGAACGTAGACTTTCTCGTTTAGAAGAAAATGATGATAAAATTTTTGACTCCTTAGATGAAATCAAGAATACACAGCATAGTCAAAATCTTATCAACCAAAAAATGGATTTTACTTTAGATTCTATTAATAGAGAAAGAGAAATTGATAAAGAAAATAAAGAAACAAATAAAAAGAATATACGGGAAATGAAAATGTATGTAATTGGCTTGGTGGGGACTATTGTAGGTTCATTAATCATCGCAATTTTGCGTACATTTTTTGGAATTTAAGGAGGTGATTGGCATGTTATTTGGATACAGTTTCTGGTCATGTTTCTGGTTTGGCAAATGCAAATAAATAATGAACGTCGGCACTTCGGTGTCGGCTTTTTAATTCAAGGAGATGAATTGAATGGATATAAATTGGAAATTACGGTTTCAAAACAAAGCGGTGCTTACTGGCTTGGTAGGTGCTGTTTTATTGTTTGTAAAACAAGTCACAGAGTTATTCGGAATAGATTTATCCACACAATTAGAGCAAGTGAGCGGCATTGTAGGTGCAATCTTAACATTACTAGCAGGATTAGGCGTTATTACTGACCCAACAACTAAAGGCGTATCCGATACGGGTATTGTACAGACTTACCAACAACCACGTGACAGTACCAATCCTGATGAATTTGTGGAATGGCAAGGGGTTAATTCAGAGATAACGCCTGATAAATCAGAAAAGGAGCTTGTTACATTCGACACATCACTGCCATTCACTGACGATAGCGACAATGTCAAGTATGATGTGAATGAATATGAAAGTGAGGTTAATAGTCATGACAGCGAAACTCACTAAGCAAGAATTTGTTAATTGGCTTAAACAATCTGAAGGCAAACAGTACGACATGGACGGGTGGTACGGATTCCAATGTTTCGACTATGCCAATGCAGGGTGGCAACAATTATTTGGTTATAATTTAAGTGGTGCTGGTGCCAAAGATATCCCCTTTGTTAATAACTTCACTGGTAAAGCAAAAATCATTCAAAACACACCAGAATTTATTGCAGAACCGGGAGACATGGTAGTATTTAACAATAAATACGGCGGCGGTTACGGCCACGTTGCATGGGTTATTAATGCTGATATTAATAACATTACTGTACTAGAACAAAACTGGTTAGGTGGCGGTTGGACTAATGGACCTGAACAAGGTGGTACTGGTTGGGAAAAGGTAACGAAACGCACACACAGTTACGACTTCCCAATGTGGTTTATTCGTCCTAATTACAAACAGGAAGACGTAACTGTTAAATCTTCGCAATCTGCGACAGTTGGGAATAAAAATTCGACAGTTAAGCAAAAATCAAAACCAGTTAAACTACAAATTGTAAAAGATGTAGTGCAGGGGTATAAGTTACCTCAACGTGGTTATAAGCCTAAAGGGATAGTTATACACAATGACGCAGGAAGTAAATATGCGACTGCAGAATCTTATCGTAATGGTTTAGTAAAAGCGCCATTATCACGCTTAGAGGCAGGTATTGCCCACAGTTATGTGAGTGGTTCAACTGTTTGGCAAGCGCTAGACGAATCACAAGTTGGTTGGCATACAGCTAACCAAACAGGAAACAAAGATTATTACGGTATTGAAGTATGTCAATCCATGGGCGCTGATAATGGGACATTCCTTAAAAACGAACAGGCAACATTCCAAGAGTGCGCAAGACTTCTTAAAAAATGGGGGTTGCCAGCTAATCGTAACACGATAAGATTACATCATGAATTTAAAAATACAGAATGTCCACACAGATCGTTTCTTTTACATGCAGGAATTAACACCCGAGAAGATAAGATTACAGATAATGCTATTTTAAAAGTAAAAGACTACTTCATTAAACAGATTCGTGCGTTTATGAATGGTGATATTCCAGTTGCGACTGTATCAAACAAATCATCTGCATCTAGTAATACGGTTAAACCTATTGCGAGTGCTTGGAAACGTAATAGTTATGGTACGTATTATATGGCAGAGAAAGCGCGTTTTATCAACGGTAATCAACCTATTACCGTGAGACTACAAGGGCCATTTACAACTTGTCCAATAGGTTATCAATTTCAACCAGGAGGCTACTGTGATTACGATGAAGTGATGTTACAAGATGGTCACGTGTGGATTAGTTATGATTGGCAAGGCCAACGCTATTATTTGCCAATACGTACGTGGAACGGTGTAGCTCCACCTAATCATGGTGTAGGTTATTTATGGGGACAAATAAAATAAATTGTGCTAATATAATGTTAGGATACGTTGCATTTACTCCTCATATATTAGTTAGGTTAATTTTTCTAGGCAGTCTTTATGGCTGTCTTTTTTTAGTACAGAAGTATATTAAATGTCTAATATTTATTATGAGACACACTGGAAAATTTATGTTATTTTAATTACAGACATTCACTCAATGTCTGTATTTACTTTCCTTTACTATTTGGTATATATTAACTGGCGGTCTTATATGGCCGCCTTTCTTTATTGCTAAATACTTTCACATCAACTTGAAGTGTTTTTTATGACAAGTAAATTAAGGTGTGTTATTATACTAGAAGAACATTTTCGTTCTAACTACACTACACACCTCAAGCAAAGGTTTTAACGTTTCTAGACGGTCTTACTTGACCGTCTTTTCTTTTGGTACAAAAGTATATTGAATGTCTAATATTTATTATGAGACATACTGGAAAGTTTATGTTATTTTAAAAAAAGGCATTCACTTAATGTCTACAATCACTTTTCTCAACTTATTTGGTACCTATTAACTGGCGGTCTTAATTGACCGTCTTTTTTGCTTATGATAATATATCCTTACAACCTTTCAATTTCAGTTTTAAAAACCTAATTTTTGTATTGTAAAATTCAGGCTAGCCGAAATGGTTAGCCTGTTTATTGTGTGAAGATGTAAGTATATGCAAATATAGACAATCTATCATTTAGCGTCGCCCGTTCATTTTAAAGGGTGCGTAATTTGTAAAGTAGATGTTTTTTATGGCAAAAGTAAAAACAGTATGCTATTTTAATAATAGAACAGTATCATTATGTTCTACTATTATTTTCATTATATCTATTTTAGACGGTCTTAGTTGACCGTCTTTTTTATTTGTAGTATAATTAAGCTACCTCAAATATTTGGAGTATTAAGTGTTCGATTTGTTTTAGACCTATGTTACAGGCTAACCGTAATGGTTGGCCCTTTTTTTATGTTAAAATGATTACACATGCTAAAAATAATAATCGTAATCGTTACATTTTCTAACCACCTATGCATGTCACTGGGTGGGTTTTAATTTATATAAATTAAGTTAACTAAAAGCAAAAAAATTAGTCGTATCTATTGATTCTAACTTCATAAGGTATTATAGTTGAATACGAAGAAAGTCAACTCTCTATGCCGTTCTTTCTTCCTAACTTGTTACTGTCTGTAGTTAGCTCATCAGGTAACTAATAATATAGTTATATACAATCAGGAGTGAATTGTATAGCCCGGCAGAGGCCATATATCTGACTGTTGGTCCCGCAGGAGACTTCTTCCTTGCCTTCACTCATATACATAATCCCTACTTACTTTAATGTTTGTAGGGATATTTTTAAGGAGTGTACTAGGTGGGGGAATTAACATATTTAAAAATAAATGGGGAAAGTGATGTTGATCTACAAAAAATTCTAAATGGTTTCATTAATTGTTTTTGCAAAGGTTATGTAGAAATAAAAACGAAATATAAAACTCTCCCTGTCTTTAAAATAAACTTTCATAAAAACAATTTACCCCATCTACTAGCTTTACATTACATACATAAAAAAGAGAACGCTAAAAAATTGTTGGAAGAATTGCAGAAGGTAAAATCACACATAAAACTATAAAGCAACACTATGAGTATCACAATATTAAAGATAGGCTAACTAATTACAACTTTTTACATAAATGCTTTATTGATAAAGAAATAAAATTATGTGTTATAGTCCCCAAAAATTCAATAAATCCACAAAAAATTGATGTAGCTTTTATAGATGATAAATATAGAGAAGCAATGATCCTTGGATTAAGAAAAGATTATAACAGAGATTTTTATAACCCAGCTACTATGTATGTTCTAGGTAAGAATAGTTCGTATCTTAGGATGAAAAGAACTCATATTATTAGTATAGAATGGAAAGATTTGTTCTAAGGCTACTGTTGCGACGGTTGCCTGTTTTTATGCTATAATAGCTATATGAAATAGTTGTTCCATGAAACGACTCGGTCATTGGTACAGACCGCTTAAAGTGCCTACATCACATTAACTGAGAATTCACATGACGTTGCTGACGAGTGACATAGCTCTGTGTCCTCGAATGAGGGTATGTTAATGTGGTGTATTTTTTATATAGTAGGAGTGAACTATATAGCCTGTTAAGTGGCCTAGTAACTTAACACTTATCCCGGCAATTGATACCCTTTTTGCCTTTCACTCAACATAAAGTAAGCGACCAATTAAACGGTCGCTTTTTATTACACGTGTCAAACACGTGTCAAAATAGTTTGGTTTTGTTAGATTTAGATAGAAAGTAAATCTTTATAAATGCCGTAGTTATGCGGTTTTAGATAATAGTAGAAAGTATAAAATATCCCTCCGTTTCCGTTATTTGTTTATATTTCGTAAATTTACCGTTGTATCACGTATCTGTATACGTTGATATGACGGTATTTTGTGGTTCTATACTTTTAACGGTTGGTGAGTTGTTCACTAGCCGTTATTTTTGTTTTAAATACAAAAATAACACAAATATCTTCATAAATAAGGGACGACTACTCACTTTTAAGAACAAAATTTAGATAATGGCACTAATTTATTGTAAAAAACGCCAGTTGTTTGCGGTATAATAATAGGTGAAAGTGCGTGGATTGAACACTGATGATATCAATAGTGGTAGGTATAGGGTTACTTATATATATTATATTTTATTTGTAAAAGAACACTGCAATTGCGGTGTTCTTTTTTGTTATTTACATGAAAATAAAGCTTTCGCATTTCATAAATTTGAAGAATCCTCTAGAATAATAAATAAAGGAGGCGCGCTTATGATACGTGAAGCGAAAGAAGCAGATGCGCAATCGATTGCCGAATTGTCCTACATAATTTGGAAAGATATGGAATTAGAAATTGTAAGGAAATATCCAAAGGAAGAAGTCATTCAAGCAATACAACACAGTGTGACGGACATCCCTTATCGCAATCATTATCGACATGTTCATGTCTACGAAGTGGACAGTCAAGTGGCGGGGATGATTGTCACTTATGAGGGGAATAAAGAACTACAGTACGAACAGTCTTGGAGGACGCTCACTTGTGCTAAAGCGTTCCCTTTATCTACAGAAACCCCATTACCCGTCAAAGAAGCCGATGATGGGGACATTTACATAGAATCAATTGCAACTTTTCCAGCGTTTAGAGGGCGTGGGATAGCTAAAGCTTTAATGCAACATGTGATGTCCCATTATAAAGAGCAAAAGTTAAGTTTAAATTGTGATCAAACGAACACGGTCGCGAGAAAAATTTATGAACAAATGGGATTTCAACCGACAAATAAAAAGACGTTGTATGGTCACACCTATCATTATATGACCTATCAAAGCTAA